GAACGGACGGGACCGCTAAAAGTAGTATTAGCCATGCTTATCTCCTGTCGTGGCTAGTGTCAGACCCACTCTGGATCTGTCAGGGATTAATTTATTATACATAAAAAAAGAGCGGCTGTGAAGCCGCCCTTTTCCACCTTTGGAGAAGGTATTTTTAGGCACCCGGCGAACCGAATACGCAGCGCGGGTCAGAAAACCCAAAGCTGTAACGCTCACGAGCCTTAAACCGCATGTTACCTGAATCAAAATCAGCTTCCATGTTGGTTGCAAGAGCCGCACGTTCAAAGTGCTTGAAGCCATTTGGAGCATCAGTCTTGAGGAAGAACGCATCTGGGTCTGTCAGGAAGTGGTTAATTACATAACCCTCTGGCAACATACCCATGTTCTTCATCGCGTTGATGTCATTATCCGCTGTTGATGGGCGGAGTGTTGACTCAAGCAGACGATCAGCAACAAACTGAAGCTGTGGCGGCACAATAAGCTTCATGCCACGAAGGGCAATGATCATATTGCGCTCATCAACGAATGTTGAGATGTCGATAAGAGCATTCTCAAGTGATGTTTCGTTGAGGTCAGCAGCAGTTGACGGCTCGTTGCGGAAAGTTCCGCCACCAGCAAGTGGATGAACCGCAGAACAAAGCTCAACGCCGTCACCACCAGTAAAGTTGGCATCAAATGCGTTGTTCAGTGTTGCAGCAGCTTTTACCTGCTTAGTGTGCGCCATGGAACGTGCTAATGCACGAGTGTAACGAGCGCCAAGGCGGTCGTAAAGGTTATCTTCCATAGCTTCTTCGGTCAAAGCAAACGCAAGAGCGATTGTTTCGTGCGTATAACGAGCAGAGTATGCTTCGTTTGCAGAATCAAACTGGACTCCAGCACCTTCAGCTTTGGTGTTGGCATTTCCAAAACCTACGAGCATGACCTCTTCTTCAAATGCACGATCTGAAGATTCGGTTTCGTAAATTTCAGCATGCTCGGCATCATAACGATCATATTCCATTCCGAACAGAACGTTGAGGCCGGGTTCTAGCTCTTTCGCTAGTTGGGCGCGAGAAATAGCCATCAGTCAGCCTCCTTATGCCAAGCCAGTAGTGCCAGCACTAAACAGATGATTGTTGATAACAACAATTACATTTGTATTAGCAGAACTAACATCACTGTTCTCTGGGTCAGTGGAAATGTCGATGGCCTTGAGAGGCAAGCCAGCGGTAGTCGCGCCAGTTGTCACATCAATCTCCATACGAGATGTGCCAGAAACAGTGCTTCCAGCAGAGGCATCAACAATATCGAAGTTACCAAACAGGTCCGCTACAGGGAATGCGGCGTCAGCTTGAATCTCGTATTGAGCATGTGGTGCATCAATAATAAAAGCTTCAATGTCAGCAGCATTTGTAGAGGCTGGGTAAAAATTGGAAAAGGTTTCTTTTCCAGTGGTTGGATCAGTATAGCGGCATCCATTGAAAACACCCAAAACAAGATCCGTTGCGCCAGCCACAATACGCTCAACACCACCACCTGTGACAGCTTTTACAATGTCACCTTGGAAGATTGAAGTACCGTAGTTAGCCGCAATGCGGTATTTGTTCTGCATGCCAATCAAATCGGAGCCATTACCTGAACGCGAAAGGCGTAGGCCAAAGGCGGCATCTTGATTAGCCATCTTTTTATCTCCTAATTATCAGCTACCCCTTTGGGTCCACCAAAGGACACAGAGGAGCTACGTTGCGGTTTTAGCTTTGGCATCGCGGCATTGGATTCACGCATCCAATCACGATCCACAGCTTCCATTTGGTTTTGCGTAGTGTTCTGGTAATGAGCATTACGCTGATCCGCAATTTCTTCAGGAATCCTAGCAAGAACCAAGCCCCCAACGCCAATTACGCCAGCGTTTCTTCCTTCGTCAATCACAGGCGCATCAAACTCTGGATAATCCTCGGCACGAACCAATTCATATCCTTCGCGTCTACGCTTGTGGACGTTATTTCGGTCATCGTATTCCATTACGGACTCACGAATCCACCTGTGTTTATACCCTACAGGAGCTTCGGGTGCTTCCAAGGCTGAAGGTGGACGCCAATCTGCAACTCTCGCTTGTTTTTCACGGGTTTGCGAATCCCGGCTTGTGCGATCTGACATTATCCATTATTCCTTTTTTCTAGCCTTGCAACTTCTCGTGCATAATCTTCAAGTTTTATGCCCATTTTTCTACAAAAATCGACTTGTCCCTTGTTGAGTTGCACGGTGTCTTTCCGTCCATTTTTGGTAGCTGACCGTCCAGAGGACGCAGGAGCAACTGCTTGGACGCTTTGCTTTTGCTCCTGAAATTTGTGCGGGAAATGATAACGCATACGCTTATCTACTTCCGCATAGTATTCATCTGTAGATGGATCGTAACCTTCTGCACCAACAAGTTGTGTGTGGATGGCCTCTGCCCCTTTGCTCATAACCATATCACCGCTGGGGCCAAACCAAGTGTTACGAGACATCCAAGACTTTAACTTAGGGTCTAAATCTTGTTGTTGCGGCACTTGAGCAGGTTGTACTTGCTGCTGAACTTGAGGCTCATCAACAACTTGCTCTGAACGAGCTTTTTGTATACGCAATCGTTCTTTTTCAATTGCAAGTTGTGACATTGCAGACTGCGCTTCCGCAACTTTGCTCATGTCACCAGCGTCATACGCTTCTTGCATGGCTTTTTTAACGGCTACTTCTTGCGTTTCAACACGAGCGCCGTATTCGTTGACATAGCCCTTGTCCAAGTCAGCGAGGCGTTTTTTATACTCCTCGTTTTGCTGCTGCATTTGCCTAGCGTAAGCGTATGCTGCTTCACTCTCTTCAAGAGCCTGTTTACGTTTCGCCGTAAGCTGATTAATTCTCTTTTTAACGTTGTCGCTGTAATTTTCTAATTCATTATCGTTTTCACCCTCAGAAGAAACATCTTGTACAATTGTACTGGTTTCTTCTTGAGATTGATTAACGGAATCAGAAGAAGATTCTTGCGAGTCATTACTAAATTCGACAGCAATAAGTTCTTCTTGAGGTTCAGCTTCAGTTTGCAATTCTGCGTTCATTTCCATGTCTCCCACTATACATATGAAATATCGGCTGGGTCAAGAATAGTAGCGATAATATTGTCATCATTGATCAATCTTACCTCTAATCCATCTACTTTAAACCTGTTTCCAGCATATCTTCCCATTAATACCCATGAGTTTTCACCACACCATGGACCTGATGGGAATTTATTAGCATCCAAATAAGCGTCTGGACCGACTTTTACGACATATGCCGCAACTGTTGCAAAGCTTTCACGCTCTCTAACAGAGTCAGGAATGATAATCCCGCCAGAACTTTTTTGTTTCATATAATATGGGATCACAAGCAAACGATAGCCCACAGGTTGCGGCAATCTATCAATAGCACTTAGCTCCATCTTAGATGGATCTTCTGTGTTTTTCTGATTGGGATCTTCTGGGGTTGCTTCAAACCCTTTTGATATAGCTGCTGGAACTGGACTAGCTTCAACTGCTTTTGGTTTGGTCATCCTCTCTGGGACGAATAGTTTTTTACCCATCTTCTAATTCCACACCTTTCATCGCGGCTCTAATAAGATCTTCTGAATAGGTCAGTCCGCGTATTTGACCTACAATAAATCGGTAATCCTGTATGGATTCCGCTGCACCATCCACTAACCTTTGAGTATAAGCCTCTTTTTGGTTGCGTATGTCTTTAAGTAAATACTCTGCTAATTGTAATGCGTCCATTACTTCTTTCCAAAAAACTTGGTCGCTGATCTGACGGCGAAGCTTGCACTCACAATTACTCCCAACGTGTATTGGTAGTAATCAGGCATGGCTTCTAAAGCGGCAAAGCCTTCTGAAACAATGTTCCTACCCCAATCGCCACAAAAAGCTAAAATTAAGGGGATCGAAAACAAAATTGTTAACCACTCGTCTTTCCACGAGTTTTGGCTGCCCTTCGCCATCAACCGCTCCCAATCTGCGGTTGAAGTTGCAGCAGAAACCATAACCTGCGCCTCTGCCTCTGCCTTTGCTTTAGCAACAGCGGACTTGCCACGTTGCTGTTCAGTCTTTGAGTCCATCCATGAACCAATAAGTCCTGAAATTGGTCCTATTAAAGCCTGTATCATTTCCTACTCATCCAAGCTGTTGTACCCATATAAGCGCCGACTATACCAGCCCCACTAATATAGAATAAATTACTAATGTCACTCAAAGCTTCCACACGCTCAAGAGGCACCCAAGGTGTGAACATCGCTACCGTAAATATCCCCATCCCAATCAAAGTAAATCTTGCCATTCGTAGCTGGGCTAGACTTTTACGCAAATCACGCTCTGTCTCTCGTATCTCTTTAGCGTGTTCCAGTTCAGAGTCCGTGATCTCTCCGTCACCATCCAAGTCGTACTTGGCGTATTCTGTACCTTTTTGAAACTTCTTAGACACTACCTAACTCCAAGAAATCTTTGCGGCCTAGCTATACTAGAGAAACGAGATACCTTTCCGCCACTAGCTTTTTTTACTGGCTTTTTTTGCTGCGGCTTTCTTTTTGGCTGGGACTTTTTTCGCTGGGGCTTTTTTGACTGCGATAAGGCTATCGCTACCGCTTGCCTCTGCGGGTACCCCTCCGACATCAACTTGCTTATGTTGCTGCTGACTGTCTTCTGGCTTTTCCCCTTTTTCAATGGCATTTCTACGCTCCACTTTTTTGGACTTTTCAACTTCAGCGACTGCGCGACTGATTGAGCTTGATGACATTACTGCCTCCTATTTTGCAAATTAGCAGCGGCTATATCACGCTGCGTTTGAATGCGTTCTTCAGCAACGCGGACTTTTTCTTGATTAGCCTCATCCTGCAAATCAAGCCTCTGTTGATCAACAAGAACATCATTTCGTTCTTTCTCCTGATCAAAAGCCTGTCTCTCCTCAAACTGTCTTGAGCGTTCTTGAATTTCTGCCCCTCGCAAAGCAAGCTCCTGCTGTCTGATTGCTACCAACGGATCAGTTGTATCAGCAGGAGCAACAGCTTGAGCGTACTGTTCTGTCAGTTCGCCAATCAGTTCTGCGGCCCTATTTGCCACCTGCACTTGCATTTGTTGCATCATCATAGGATCTTGCTGCATCATCATTTGTTGCTGTGGATCTATGGTCTGCATAACTTCTTGTTGCGCTTGCATCTCTGCCATCATTCCAAGATGCTCTTGAATATGCCCCTGAAGCGTCATAACCACATTAGCGTTAGCTTGTGCGGCAGGAGTGGACATCATGGCAATATGAGCCTCAATGTGTGCTTGATGATTTTGATCTGGGAACGCTTGAAGCTTTTTATTACCCAAAGCCATTTGATTTTCTTTGGCTGGATTCATCGGCTCCGGCTGTGGTGGTCTTGGTAGAATTTGGTCAATGTTTGTAACGCCAAGAGCCTCATACATCTGGCGATAAGCCTGATACATGCCTTGTGGACCGCCATGTATCTCTGGATTGGACTGCACAAGCTGCAATTGCGTCTGTGCTAGTGCAATTCTTTGTGACATAGAGAAGATATTAGGGTCTGATACAGGTAAAACGTCTATTCTTTGATCAAAATCCTGCGCTTTTATCTCTTGAGGCGCACCCGGAACCGCATATGGGTACACAGGGGGCATAAATCGTGCAAAAACATTGGATAAAAGCTTAAATTCTTGTTTTTGTGAGTAATGTAGACGTTTATGGATGGCACTCATGACCTTTGTGCCGCGTTCCATGATAGCCATGGTAGTTCCAACAGGTGTTTCACCACCCATTTCACTAATCTTCATGTCAGCCATGGACGCAAAACGCCGTCCAGAGTCAACAAGAGTACCCATAAGCTGATAAAGCGTACTTGAAGGCTCTTTAAACGGCAGTGTCATGATTGATTGGCGAATATCCATGCCAGCAGCGTCAATATCCCTGAACTCGCCGGGTGACAGTGGCTCATCCTCATCACGAATACGAGCGCCACGAGCCTTAAATCCAGCCGGAAGGTTGGCAAGAGTGCCAGCGTCTATTAATTGACGCAGGATGCTTGTAGATGCTTGCGAAAGCCCTCCAATCATGTGTGTAAGGCCAAATCCATAGAAGCCAAGTCCGGGCAGGAATTTGTAATGCACAAAATACTGCTGTCGCTTCATAAGCATGTCTGTCGGATCGTAATTTCTACGAATAGACAGAACATCTCCTGATGACTCCAGAATTGTGACGATATAAGGCAGTTTTAGTCCACTTGGCTCTCCATCCGCCCTTATATCTTCAAAACCCTCAAGATCTAGCGAGGTGTGAACCTCATAGATCGTCATTTCTTCGGATACGCCGGATAATTGTACGCCTTGTGCTTCGTCAATTGCTTCTTGGACTTCGGAATACTGCGTATCGCCCCCTCCTCCGGGCAAATCGACATCACGATAGAAACCGCCAAGCTGCATCTTGCGGATTTCGTTGCTATCCATGCGGATAATGTGCGTGATACGAGGCGAAGTAAGTAAGTCAGTTGCGCCATACGGAACTAACAAGTCCTCCGCATGCACAAACTTACTTACGGGCCTTTGCAGCAATGGATCGTTGTAAACCTTTTTAAAAGTAGATCCAACGATAGGTAGATAAAAGAGCATTTGATCTGTTTCGGGATCATACTCCTCCATCTCATAAGTGAGCATGTAATTCATATAGTTCTTTACACGCTGCGCCTGTGCAGAAACTTCAGGTGTTTCAGCGCCCACAACCTGTGTCCTGACAGGGCCACCTGACGGTAGCATTTCTCTGTACGCTTGAGCCTGAAACTGCGTTACAGACTCTGAAAGCAACGGATGAACCACACCTGTAGCGCCCTCAAACGGCTGTGTGCGGTCATCATACTCCATGCCCAACAAATCAATGCCGCGCTTGTATGTATCTTCCCAATCTTTGCGTGAGGACATGTCCTCTTCAATATCGCCAACAAGATCTGACGATATACGCATCAGATCATTGTTCTCAATAAATTCAGCTAGGTTAGCTTCAAAAGGAATGTCTATAGGCGCAACTTCTTCTGTAATCTCACCAACAATTACAGATCCGTCACCCATCTCCATAACGTTAGGGTCTTCGGGCATGGTGATGAAATCTACTTCTGCCTCTTCCTGAACCAAAGAGGGTATGTTTAACCCTCCAGATCCTATTCCTCTTTCAACTGCCATTTTAAACTCCTAGTGAGGCTGACCCCAGCGCGGAAAGTGTGGGAACTCCGCAAAGCGCCGCAGAAGGGCAAGAAGCAACGCTTTTTAGCCAAAGGCCAGCCTCTTTTTCCTTATACAGCATCTTTTTCCTATCTGACACCACGAAACTGTGTGCCACGCATGGCTGA